TCCGACCCACCGCCGCTCAGAGCAATACCAGCAGTTACATCCGAAATGTCGCCCGTACTGGTCTGTGTGATACGTTGGTTTATTCTCTGTACGCTCATTGCAACACTCCTTATCCAAAGTATGTGATCTGAATATCAGAATCTGATGACCCAGCCCTGATGAACTTCACATCTGTTAAATCGTCTTGGTACAAATCCATAACGCTGTATGGATTCAAATAGTGACCCACAGAAGCAGTCGGGGTTCCCCACCTGACTCTTATAGGTTCAGCACCGTTTGTTATCATTGCCGCAACAGCACCAGTCGGCACAGTGCAAGCAACAGCCCCAGAAGATACTGTTAACTGTTGATCACCTACAGACGCTCCGTACTGTGAGGCGTTATATCTTATTCCTGACATGTTTCTCCTATCCGCCTAACGCCGTTACGCGGGTTTCTAAATCGTCCAATTTTTCTTGGATCTTAAACAACTCAAATTCGATTGCTTGGGCGTTTTCGCCAAGCATCTCTTGTGTGGGCTGGTATACGACAGTCATCAGTTATCCTCCAACTCATACCCCGACCAAGGACCATTATTGTAAGCATCAACGAAATCAGGTGAACCGAGTTCAACAAGAGGGTTATCTTCACACCAATAAGATGAAATCAAACCAGTAAAAGTATGATCGGCGGTCTTAATAAACGCGTCTGGATGAAATTGTTGCGCCCATGCCAAAGCCTCTGCTTCAGTGATTTCTGTGACATCCCATTCTTCTAACCCTGACAAGTCATCAATTTCCTCTGTCATATAACCAACCCTGTAACCTGTTTCAGAGTTAATGTATTCAGACGGTGTAATGTGACCGCCTCGTTCAGTGAAAGTAGCGCTGGGGCTTGTACCAGAAGTGCCGTTAGAAAGTTTCCATTTGAAATATCTCATTGCACAGTTTCCTGTAATTCCATTTTTTGCTGTTCCAATATTTGTTTCTCACGATCCGCTACGAGATCATCTAATAAATCTATTTGACGTAAAGAATCTAATTGTGCCCAGCCCACGTTCCCTGACATGATCTGCAAATTCGTTTGCCTTGTTAAACGCTTTTCCCAATATTCAGGTTGAGCATGATCTATTTCATCGCGAGTGAAATGCTGACAGTTGTTAAACAAGTCTACTAAAATTTCGTATTCTCTTTCCGCTCCACGTTGCACAATAATCGAATGGTCAAGTTCAAGTTCTCTTTCCTCAGCCTCAAGAGCATCCATCTCATCGCCAGTTTCTTTCAATCTGGCAATCTCAATTTTTGTTCTACGCACGTTAATATCATGTCGTCGCAGTTTTAATCGCAAACTTTGTAACTCTAAACACAGTTGATAAAAACACATTTCAGGTGTGTCATGCTGTCCAATAACAAAATGAACCAACTGGTATGCGGAACGTGATTGTTGAACTTCTGCTATTGCTTCATCTATATTCATATCAATGCCGTTTCGTTAGTAGCGGATGTTGCGCCATGATTGGCTTCTGAAAGAGTTGCGGTAAGAGTACTGTGCGTTTCATCAGGTAAAGTAACTTTCTGTATACCATCTGTCCAAGAAACCCCTCCATGCATATCACCCCCTGTTGTGTAACCTGCTGTGTCGGAAATAGAACAACTAGCGGCATAAGATAAACCATTTGTTAAACCTAAAGTAGCAGCAGCAACAGCATCAGTACTGTAATTGATAGAAGCAGAATAAGTTGTACTAGAAGGATTTATGCTTACATACCCTTTTGAACCATATACTGAATACCCACCATTAGCATAACCACCACCAGTAGGTAGCGAATCGGACAATGAAGCGGGAGTTTCTGAAGCAAACGGCATCTTGTCAACATTTGTCGTCGAACCTGTGTAAGTACCAGCCGCATAAGCCGCCACACCATTATCACTACACGAAGGGAAAGTAAGAGGATTGTAAGTCAAATCGTTGCTTAAAGTCCCCCAAGTTTCCGTAGCAAAAGGCATATCAAACACAGTCGCAGTAATCGGATATTTGTTACCACCCATATAATAGGCTTTAACACCCTGATTAGTTCCCTGACCGCCTCCATAATAACTACCGCTAGGATTAGTGCTTGTCAGAACACTTGTTGAATCCGCAGTAAACGAAATTTTTTCTGTACTGTTTAAGTTACTACTTGCATGGCCACAGTTACAGTAAGCCGCCACACCAGCGTTACCATTCCCTGTAGCCTGATAACGCCCAGTTGCTATCACGGAACTTAATGTAGTGCGAGTCTCCGTAGCAGAATCCATTTTGTCAATATTGTCGCCTCTACCCCAACCCGCGATTGAACCATTACCAAAAAAGTAAGCCCAACCGCCAGTAGCGGCACCACTAAACAAAGCGCCATTCAACCAACTAGAAACAGCAGTAGACGGCCACGCCTTCGCCGTGTCACGCCTGCCCTTCCAGTTGGAAACCGCAGAACTAGGGTTAGTCCTATCTTGTCGAAACACTATAAGACCTCTTAAGCAGTTATTCTATTTACGTAACCAAAGATTTGGATAGAACTAGTAGTAGCAGCAAAAGCACGAACCACCAAAGGTGAAGAATTACCTTTGATGATAAGGCCAGGAACTACTAAGACAAGTCCAGCCTCTGTGGTGATTGTTTGTTCAATCAGATCACCAGCAGATGCACTACCCCACTCAATCGTTAATTTACGATCACTTGTGTCATAGTTGGCTGCATACAGCCATATCTCATCATAAGTAGTTGCTGTAGAGGAACCTGTATGAACTTCTTTGCCTGCTGAGGCAGCGTCATCTATAAGGATTCCTCTACCATCTGTGCTACCAGATAGTGTTATCTTTGAATATGTTGCCATATTACCTTTCCTTTAATTGAAAACCGAGTTAGTAAGAATGTTATTAGCGTTTTCCCACGTAGGATCTGCCGCAGCAGCCCATTTTAAACCTGTTGATTCTCCCGAATCCGCTGTTAAAACATAATTGTTAGTGCCAACCGCTAAACGACCAGCAGTATCATCTGCTGTGCCAGCAATAAGATCGCCTTTAGCGTCTATTAGGGTTGTGGGTATTACCGTAGTTGTGAGGGCTACATCACCTGTGGCATCAGGGAACGTGATAACACGATCCGCAGTAGCATTAGTAGCCCTTATAAAAGTTTCGTGAGCATCAGCAGAAGAACCTTCGTAACAAAGTTCTTGCGTTGCACCGCCCATATAAATTTGATTAGAGAAAGAAGCCACCTCTGTGACAGCCAAAGCACCACTAATAGTCGTAGTAGACCCTGAAGTGGACAAAGTGGGCGCACCTGTAGCCCAATTAACAACGTCAGTAAAATTAGCGTTCATCTGAGATGCAACAATAGATGTTCCTGCAACAAACGAATTTGTGACCGATAAAGCCGCCATTAACGCAATCTCCTAGTCCTATACATACTTATAACTGACGTAAGCCCCCACTTTCCACGTTTAGTGGAAGTAGGAGAATTACCAAACCTCAAACTAATAGCCTGCGCTGTCCCAATTGTCGGCCATCTAGCGAACAAATACTTGTCTTGGGTGCCTTCCGCAGCCCATTCTGCGGAATCCCATTTCCCTGTATCCCACAGAGCGGGAGAACCAAGTCCTGTAACAGTTTTGTAATATGAAGGTACAACCCAACCGCTCAAGTCATAATCCTTGTAAATGTACATGTCTATTACCACATCAT